AAGGCATTGGGTAGAACTTCCGGCCGGCGGCGGCCTGGTCGATCAGGTGGTCGCACGCCGGCAGCACCACGTCCGCCGGCAGGTCCTGCAGTGCCCGCTGATACGCCCGGACCTGATAGGTGTCCAGCTCAGCCCTAAAGGTAGCCATCAGCAGGGCCAGGCCGGCTTCTATAGGGCCATTGGCCACTAGTGGACCTCCCCGTCGCCGTAGATCGCTCGAAGGCTCCGCACCGTGCGCTCGCTAAATTGGGGCAGGTTCACCGGCTCATCAGACCACCGCTCCGATCGCAGCCACGAAGCGGGAAACGGCACGTATTGCCCGCCGGCTTTCAACCAGTCGGGCTGTTGCCGCTGCCACACCAGCGCCTCGAGGATCTGCTGCACCATAGTAGGGCTCGGGTTGAGTTTCAGCCACGCTTTCCTCGCGTCTCCCTTGGCCGTGCGTCGGGGGTAGCTTTTCCAGAATAGGTCGAAGTCGGTCATTAGGTCAGCCATCATTACCTCGCTAGCCGCATCTCTTCGTCTAAGCTGCGGGTGAAGACTTTGCAACTGCGGATCATTTCGATCACCAGGTCCGCCGTGTCTTTCGCTTCCCTGGCTCTCTGGTATTGGGTTGTGACTTCAGCGCGGATCTTGGCGCGGTTCGCCGCTCCCTCCTGCAAGCACCCCAGTAACACGAGTTTGTACTCGTGGTCCGCAATGCGTTGTTCGTCGTGCACCTTGCCGAGCAACGCAGTGAGTGACATTAACCACTGCCGTGCGTGATCGGGCGTCACGGCGCCGGACAAGATCTCGCGCTGGATCGCCGCAATACGCTCTCGCACGCTCATCGGTCGCACCAGGTGATCCAGCCACGGTCGCCACAGTGCCGCTCCACTGTCAAGCCGCACGGCATCCCCCACGCCGACCGTAGTTCGGCATTGCCGGTGATCTTCAGTTTCTTGCCGCCGACGCGCACATGCAGCAGCTCGTGGCATTCGTCGCACAAGCCACACACGTCCTCAACGGTGGTATATTTCCGCCCGCGCAGGTGGTGCCGTTCGGTCGTCGGGTGCATGTGACACCCGCGGCACAGCGGGTCGCGGTCGGTCACATGCAGGTAGACGGCCCGGTCAGCTTTCGCAGAAGTCTTGACGCGGACGGGCTTCGGGGGGGCGCAGCGCAACATCAGAAGGGCACATCCTCGTCGTTGATGATCGGTGCGCTGAGCGTCGGCGTCTGCGGGCGCGGCTTTGACTTCAGGACGCGCCAGTCCGGCTGGTTACCGGTTTTCTTCTCGTTCATAAACACAATGACCTGCAGCTTGCCCTGGTTGGCTTGCATCTCTGCCACATGCTCTTCTGTCAGCTCGAGCGTGCCGGTCATAAACGTCCCCCGGCTCGAGGTTTTGTTCCACAGGGCGCCCACGCGCTCGTCTTGCTTCTTTTCGTCGCTCATACTCCTGCTTTCCAGCCCCGGAGGGCGTTGACTTCGTTATCGACTTCAGAGAGAAACGCCAGCGCCGACTGCTCGTAGCCGGCCAGGTCGAGATCCTTCGCGAGCATTCGCGTGTAAAACACCTGCAATTCAGGCGGGAACCGGTCGTCGTACGAGAGAAAGTCCACCCATTCCGCGCCCGAGATCCAAGCGTTATGGGTGACTTGCGGCACGTATTCCCGAGGCAGCACCCCCTCGCGCAGGTAGCGCAGGTGGGTGGCAGACTTGGGACACTTCAGCTCGACAATGCCCGCGAAGGCGTCCACATGCCCGTCCAGCGAACACCCAGCCTGGTGCGTAACGTGCGACAGGAACCCGGTCTGCACTGCCACGTTCCCCGTCTTCGCCTCGTAGGCGGACCTGGCAAAGGGCTCCATGTCGATCCCTCGCTGCATGGCGGCGTTGATGAAGAGATCGTCCTGCGGCTGGCCGGTGAGACGCTCACAGACCAATTGCAGCCGATAGTCGCGCCGAGCCGCGGCTTCACCGGTCTTGATCTTGGAGAGCATGTCGGCCGCTCTTGAGCCGGTCAGCCGGCCGGCCCGAGCCTGAAACCACTCGGGCGACCGCTGGTCGGTGTTCACAATGACAAACCTCACGCGCCCGCCACCTGCGCGGCTTTGGCCTTGATCGAGTCCCAGCCCGCGTTGTTGGTATCGGTTAGGTGAGCCCGATACTCAGCCTTGGACTTTTTCCACGCGGCCTGCAGCGCGTTGATGCCCTCATCCGCGACCGCGTCTAAGTCAGACAGCCAGTCAGCGTAGCCCTTCGGCCCCATGACGGGCACAGCTTTAACGATGTGGCTTTTGGCGGAGGCGGCGTTGGCGTCATCGTCCTCAGGCGCGACCCCGACGAACGACTGCAGAGCATACCGACGCAGGTACGTGATGGCCGAGCCGATGGCTTGCGGGCTGTCTTCCTTGGCGGTCACACTGACCGTGCCAGCCACCCATTGACCCGAAGAGTGGGTTAACAGCGTATCGACCGACACCCGCGTCCCCTCGGCAGCGGGAGACTGAATGACGGCCAGCCCGTTGACCGCCAACGCTGCGCGACAGGCATCCCAGACCGACGCAAGATCGGCATACTTGCTTTTAAAGAACGGGTTGGCGGCGTCTTTTTTCGCGCCTTCGATAAGCCCTTGCGCTTTGGACAGCGCAGTGGAGAGTTCGTCGATCTGTGCAGAGTGCGTCATTTACTTGTTCTCCCTTTTCCATTCCCATAAAGCGCCGAGCGACCAACACACGCCCGACCACGCGACGATCACCGCGGCGCCCCACAGCACCGCCACCGCTTCACCACTCATGCTTAGCCTCGTCTTCTCGAGCGGCTTGTTCAAGGCCGAATAGAACATGCGACGGCACACAGTCTGCGTGCCAGGCCCAACCATTCCATTCCACGTCTGTGCCCGGTTCGATAAGTTCACGGCAGGCGTGGCAGCATTCCACTTCTGATATGTCGGCGTTTTCGATGGCGTCAATGGGGTCGGTGATCATGACGTGATCTTATGTGGCCTTGACCGCCTTGTCAACTACAGTCTTACGCCTCCTATTGTTGTGTAACCGGCGGCAGGTTTTGCAGTGACTCTTGGTAAATAATGGTTTCTGACCGCATTGTTGGCATTTGTTCGCCTTGAGGCGCTCGATCTGCCAGAGGCGTTGACGAGAAATTGGCATGGGGCAGCGTAGTTGACTAGGCCAATTACGTCAAGTGCGGTGATTAAATGCGTTTAAGGGGGTTGCGCTCGGCTTTTTGGAGATACAGGTTGCCCGAGCCCAGCGGTTTATCGCCGGCGGTGTAGTCACACTTCACCTGCACGCGCTTTTTGACGAACACCAACATGTCGGTGCCGGCCAACTGCACGTAGTCGCGGGTGTCCTCGATAGCGTCGAACCACACCGGAAACCGGCCAAGCTTCATGGCCTGGGTAACGCACTGCACCGCCAGCGCCCCCTTGGCGCTCGTGCTCAGCGGCTTGGCGAGGTCTGCCCAGCCTGACCAGGACGCAAACCGCACCCGGCGCAGGTCCTCGATCCAGTGCGGTTGCACGAGCCAGCCGCTCGAGGTGGGCCCTTCGACGCCGGGCTGGTAGCCATACACAATTGGCGGCTGATGGGTCTCGATCGCTTGCACGCCACGCTTGGTCTGGAAGACGTAGATGGTCTGGTTGGCGCCCGAGACATGGGCCCTGATATCGCTGTCCTCAGTCAGGATGCCGTACTCGAACAGCGCTTACCGTTTGGGTAGAGCGTGTCGATCATCGTGCGGAAGGTCTCTGGTTTCTTGCTGTGTGTGGTGCGCTCTTCACTCACCACCGAGTCAAAGAGTTTCACGACATCGGGCTGGCAAGAACCCCGGACGCAGATCAGGAGAAACTCGTGGCGCACGCTGTTGTAGTGCCCCATGTTGTGTTTGACCTTGTCCCAGACAAATGAAGCGCGATAGCTGAAGCCCCACGCCTTGATCACCGCGAATGACTCACACAGCAGCGGAGACGTGACCCACAGGAACAACACCGCATCTGGCTCGCATAGGGCAGGGATGGGCAACGCGCACAGCTCCGCAATAGACATCGAGGGGTAATGCCGCTCAGCACCACCGGCCTGCACGGCGCCGGCGTCGGCTTTGTCGTTGTAGGACCAGGGAGGGTCGGCATACAGCACCCGGTATTTCGCGTCGGGCAGT